TGAACTCCTCACTGTACTTTTTGGGGCTGCTTTTGTTGGACATTGTGTGCCTTCCTTTCTTTGTTTTTATTTGTCTTTTATTTTATCACACTTGTCCACTTTTTTAGTATACATCCACGGGCAGAGGAAAATTCCCTGCCCGGCTTATTTCTATTCATCATGGGCTAATATGGCGGGGAGAAAAACGGAATGCAAATTGATAAAATTGTAAGAAGAAAGGAGGCTTCCGAGCGTGGACTGGGATGCCATCAAGCAGGAATACATATCGACGAATATAAGCCAGCGCGAGCTCGCAGAAAAGTACGGAGTGTCGGTCTCGTCGCTTGGAAAAAAGTGCGCTTCGGAGGGGTGGAGCGGGCTGCGGAAAAAATTCAGAAAAAAAGTTGAAAAGAAAACAATGGAGAAAATCAGCCGAAGAAAAGCCTGCGAACTGGCGAAAATCGGCGCCTGTGCGGACAAATTGGTGCGCCTTATAGATGATTCTTTGAACGATACGGCAACAGTCAGGCAGACAATTGTCAAAATTGTGCCGAGCGAAGACGATGAGGACGAAGCGGAAGTCGAGGAATATTGCCTGCAAAAACTCGACACTAAATATTTACGGCAAATGACGGCTGCAATGAAAGATCTGATGGAGATTCTGCGCGATGTTTACGGCAAGCCGAACACCGTCGAGCGTGCGAATATGAAGAATGCTCGGGAGCGGGTTGAAATCGAAAAAGCAAAGGCGGCCGCAGGTATACCGACTGATGATGAAGAATACGGCATTATCGAGATTCCGGCAGTGCTTGAGGAGGCTGCGGAAGAATGAAAATCTGGGAACCGCAGGAAAAACAGAAGAGGTTTATGGAGCGCCCGGAGTATGAAGTGCTATACGGCGGCGCAGCGGGCGGAGGGAAGAGCGACGCGCTGTTGATTGAAGCCCTGCGGCAGGTGCATATTCCTTATTACCGCGGACTGATACTGCGAAAAACATATCCGCAGCTGTCCGAGCTTGTAGAGCGATCTGAAATGCTTTATCCGCGGGCGATACGCGGCGCAAAATACAACGAGAGCAAACACCGATGGAGCTTCCCGAGCGGGTCTATGATCTATTTCGGCTCGATGCAATACACGAAGGACAGGTTGAAATACCAGGGCAAACACTATGATTTCATTGCATTTGACGAGTTAACACACTTCACATGGGACGAATACAGCTATATGTTCTCGCGAAACCGCCCGGGAGGACCCGGTACGAGGGTTTATATGCGGGCGACGACCAACCCCGGCGGTATAGGACACGGCTGGGTAAAGTCCCGGTTCGTCACTGCAGCGCCGCCAATGACGCCGATAACGGAAAAGTTCAATGTGGTGACGCCGGAAGGGAAAATTATAGAGGGCAGCAGGAAGCGGATTTTTGTTCCGGCGACGGTTTTTGACAATCAGGAGCTCTTACACAACGACCCTGAATACATCATGAAGCTTGCCGCTATGCCGGAGGCGGAGAGAAAAGCGCTGTTGTATGGTGACTGGGACAGCTTTTCAGGGCAGGTGTTCACAGAGTGGCGCAACGATCCCGAGCATTATAAAGACCAACGGTGGACGCATGTCGTGGAGCCGTTCAAAATCCCGGAATACTGGCAGATTTACAGAGGCTTTGACTTCGGCTACACGAAGCCATATTCCGTAGGCTGGTATGCGGTGGACACGCACGGCAAGATATACCGCATTGCTGAACTGTACGGATGTACGGGCACGCCGAACGAGGGAGTGCGGCAAGACCCGGTCACGATTGCGGCAGAGATTCGGCGCGTCGAGCAGGAGGATATCAACCTCAAGGGAAAGAACATTATCGGCATAGCAGACCCGTCAATTTTCGACGAGAGCCGCGGCGAGAGCGTAGCGCGAATGATGGAAAAATCCCCGAACTTCATAGTATTCTCCCCCGGCGACAACACGAGAATCGCCGGAAAGATGCAGTATCATTACCGCCTGGCGTTCGATTCAGAGGGCAACCCGAAATTTCAAGTGTTTTCGACATGCCGGCACTTTATCCGCACTATTCCCGATATCGTCTATGACGAGAAATATGTTGAGGATATAGACACATCGCAGGAGGATCACATCTATGACGAGTGCCGATATGTGCTGATGGAGAACCCGATAAGCCCGGAACCGCGCAAAGCGCCGGAAAAAATGCCGGATGATCCCCTTGAACTCAGGGAAAAGCCGGACAAATACAGCTTTTACAGACTATAGGAGGCAAAACAATGGCAAACAGCAGAAACCCGATAGAAGATATCAAGCGCCGCAGGGCGGAAATGCGCGACCAACAGCAGCAGGAGCAGACCTCAAGAAACCCGGAGCGGGATATTGCTGCACGAACGGAGGCATTGCGGCAAGAGCTTGGAAATCCCGTGCAAGAGGATGGACAAGTGGAAATTGTAAACGGCAGCGATACGGTGAAGTATGAGCCCGGGAGCGGGTCAGAGCAGGGACCGATAACGCAGGAAACGGTTGCCTTAGCGGAAGAAACCTTGCGAAAATACAAAGACGGCAAGGCAAATCTCGAAAACAGGATAATCGAAAATGAGCAGTGGTGGAAGCTCCGGCACTGGGAGACAATCAGGAAAGAACAGGCGAAGGGCGCGAACAAAGAACCCGAGCCCACTTCGGCATGGCTGTTCAATTCCCTGGCAAATAAGCACGCAGACGCAATGGACAACTATCCCTCGGCATCTGTGCTGCCGAGAGAGCAGGGCGACAATGCCGCCGCAGAACAGCTTTCGGAGATCCTGCCAGTTATCATCGAGCAGAACGGTTACAAAAAGACATATTCGGCCAAGTGGTGGTATAAGCTCAAGCAGGGAACATCCTGCGAGGGCGTATTCTGGAATCCGCAGAAGTACAACGGCTTGGGCGATATCGAGATAAAGAAAATCGACCTGCTGAATCTCTTTTGGGAGCCCGGCATAGAGAACATACAGGACAGCCGGAACATTTTCCATGTGTGCCTGCGCGACAATGATTTGCTCACGCAGGAATATCCGCAGCTGAAAGGCAAGCTCGGCGGCAAGACGATAGAAACAAGCCAGTATATCTATGACGACAACATAGACACATCGGAAAAGAGCGTTGTTGTTGACTGGTATTACAAACGGCGCGTAGGCAACAAGACTGTGTTGCATTATTGTAAATTCTGTGACGGAGAGGTTCTGTTCGCTTCCGAAAATGACCCGCAATACGCCGATAGCGGGTTTTATAATCATGGCAAATATCCTTTTGTTTTTGATACGCTCTTTCCTGAGGAGGGCTCTCTTGCCGGTTTCGGTTATCTCGACATAATGAAAGATCCGCAGATGCAGATAGACAAATACGATCAGGCTTTTATGCAGTCGGCAATTGCCGCATCGCGCCGCCGCTTTTTTATCAATTCCGCGAGCGGGAAAGTGAACGAAGAAGAATTTCTTGATGTCTCAAGACCGTTTGTGCGCGTGGACGGCAGACTCGGCGAGGACAGCATAAAAGAAATCACTATGACGCCGCTCAACGATATTTATGTGGCGCTGCGCACGAACAAAATAGACGAACTCAAGGAAACAAGCGGAAACCGCGATTTTTCACAGGGCAGCACCACAAGCGGAGTTACCGCCGCTTCGGCGATTGCGGCGCTGCAGGAGGCAGGAAGCAAACTGTCGAGAGATATGATTCAAACCTCATATGACAGCTATGAAGAAGTTCTCTATCTGTGTATTGAGCTGATAAGGCAGTTTTACGACGCTCCGCGCAGTTTCCGCATAACGGGAAAAAGCGGAGAGCAGGAGTTTGTAAGCTACGACAACCGCGCCATACAGCCCGAGGGCGAGCGTACAGAGTTTGGCATTGATATGAGCGGGCGGATGCCGATATTTGATATCAAAGTCAGGGCACAGAAAAACAATCCTTTTTCAAGGCTCTCACACAATGAGCTGGCTCTGCAGTTTTACAATAGCGGATTCTTCAACCCGGAAATGACGGATCAGGCGCTCGCCTGCATTGATATGATGGACTTCGAGGGGAAAGACGCCGTCGTGCGCAAAATATCGCAAAACGGCACCATGTATGAACAGCTCAAGACCATGCAGCAGCAGCTCATGCAGATGGCGCAGATAGTTGACGCACAAAACGGAACAACGATAGGCAGTCAGATGGCGGCATCTTTTTCGGGCGGAGTTCCGGTGGCGAGCATAGGTTCCGGAGACGGCGAGCTCAAGAGCAACTCGCTTGGCGAGACGCGCGCAGACGAACACGCAACGGCCGAGAGTGCGAGAGAAAAAGCGGCTTCGGCTGCGGAACCGAGGTAATGTTATGACAACAATAAAAGTTCGCCGAGCGGGCAGGGAAATGAAAATAAGCATTTCGGGACATTCGGGATATGCGCCGAGCGGGCAGGACATAGTCTGTGCCGGCATTTCGACACTCGGCCAGACCGCCGCAACGATGTATGGAAAAATGGAAGCTGCCGGAGAACTCGAAACATTTACCGCTGAAAAGAGCAACGGAACGCTTCTGCTGGCGATTAAAGCATACAAACATACCAAAGCAAAGGCAAAAGGAATTTATAATTTTTTCTGCACGGGCGCAAAGCTTATCGCAGACAACTATCCGAAAAATGTAATTGTTACAGTCGAAGGCGGGGAGAAAATCGAAAATTAAACCGCTATAATATAATCACAAAGACACTTCGGAAAGACGATGGAGGTTAATTTTTATGTTCACAGACACAACAAAGGCTTTTTCGCTCACGCTGTTCGGCGAGGGCGGAGGAGACGGAGCGGGCGATTCGGCGGCAACAGCCGCCACGGCTTCCGACGCCGGGGAGCAGACACGGGCGATTGAAACGCAGGACGCCGCTGCACAGCCGGAAAGCGAGATCAATGTTACGGCATCGACGGTCGAAAATCAGGACGCGGAGTTTGAAAAGCTGATAAAAGGCGATTACAAGGACGCGTTCAGCCGCCGAGTACAGAACATTATCAACGGCAGATTCAAGGAAACACGCACACTTCAGGAGCAGCTGCAGAAGAGTACGCCGGTCTTTGAGATTCTCGCGCAGAAGTACGGGATAAAAGCGGACGACATTGACGGCATAGTCAAGGCTTTGGAGAATGATGATGAGTCATACAGAGAAGAGGCTATGGAAAAGGGCATAACCGTTGAACAGCTCAAGGAGATGAAGAAGCTTGAACGCGAGGTTCTTCAGCTCAGACGGAACGAGTCTCGTCGTGATGAGCAGGACAGGATAAACCGAGACATCACCAACTGGAAGAACCAGGCGGAAAGTCTCAAAGAAATCTATCCGAATTTCAATCTCGACACGGAGATAGAAGATCCTCAGTTCTTCAGTTTGCTCAGAAACAATGTCGATGTCAGAACGGCCTATGAAGTCATTCACCGAGACGAGATTCTCGGAGGCGCGATGCAGTATGCGGCGCAGACGGCGGCAAAGCGAGTCGCCGATTCTGTTGCGGCAAACAGCAAAAGACCGGTTGAAAACGGTGTAACTTCACAAGGTGCAGTTAATTCCCAGACGGATGTAAACAAACTGACAAAGGCTCAGCGAGAAGAAATCGAACGCAGAGTGGCAAGGGGAGAAAGAATTACTTTCTGATCTCCTTGCACTAAGAAAAGGAGATAAAGAAAATGAACAATTATGTCATATTCGACCTGCAGCTTTTTGCTACGGTCGTAAACGCAACTACTTCGGCGGCAAGCGGCAACAATCTGTCCGCCGAGATGAAAACCTACTACGAGAAGAGGCTGCTTGACAACGCAGAGCCTAAGCTCGTACACAACCAGTTCGGAGACAAGTATCCCATTCCCAAGGGCTCCGGCAAGACTATCGAAATGCGTAAGTATTCGCCGCTTGCAAAAGCAACCACGGCACTGACGGAAGGCGTCACGCCCGATGGACAGGCGCTTAATGTGAGCACAATCACCGCTACTGTCAAACAGTACGGCGGCTGGATTCAGCTTTCAGACATGCTTGACCTTGCTGCTATCGACAACAATGTCCTGCAGGCAACGAAGCTTCTCGGTTCACAGGCCGGACGCACGCTTGATACAATCATACGCGAGGAACTCGCAGGCGGAACCAATGTCATTTATGCGCCTAAGATAGTCAGCGGAGCAGAAACGGCCGTAACGAGCAGAGCGGGTCTTGATGCCACGGCTAAAATCAATGTTGACCTCATTTTCCGTGCAGCGGCACAGCTCGAGAGCATGAATGCAGATCCTATCGGGGACTCGTTCGTGGGTATTATCCATCCGTATGTAGCATATGACCTTATGCGCTGCGAGGAGTGGATTGATGTACATAAGTACGCTAAGCCCGACGATATCTACAACGGGGAAATCGGCAAGATAGGTAATGTCAGATTCGTCAAGTCCACCGAGGCAAAGATATGGACCGGAGACGGTTGCCCGACCAACCTTGCGGTATTCGCTACAATAATCCTCGGTGCGCACGCTTACGGCATCACGGAAATAGAAGGCGGCGGTCTGCAGCACATAGTCAAGCAGCTCGGTTACGGCGATGATCCTCTTAATCAGCGCTCGTCCTGCGGCTGGAAGGCAACAGAGGTGGCTAAGCGACTTGTTGAGGAATATATGGTGCGAATAGAGTCTTGCTCCGCATATTCGGCCACTGCGAAAGCTAACTGATAAAAGCTCAGAGGGCGTTTTGCTCTCGGAGCACGAAAGGAGATTTTTATGGCAAGAACAAAAACTGCAACTCCCGAGGAGGCCGTAAACCTCAAAGAGGCTGCTGCACCCGAGGAGAACATGATTCCCGAGGAGGTTGACGTGCCCGAAAATCAGGGTGAGCCGATGGAGAAAATTTTTCTCTTCAAGGACGACGGTGCATACAAAGACGATCTGTTCGTGTCCGTCAACGGCAGAAATTTTCAGATCCAGCGCGGCGTAGAAGTCGAAGTGCCCGCCTGCGTCGCAGAAGTTATCCGCAATTCCGACAGACAGAAACAGCTGGCGGAGCAGCGCCTTGAGAAGCTGGTAGAGCAGTATATCAAAGAGAGATAAGGACACACCGGGAGGGCGCATTTTGCGCCCTCTTTTACTTTCAGGAGGTTTATATGAAAATATGCGAAGCAATAAGACAGACCGATGAGCTAAAGCCCAATCAGTATTCGGACGAGCAGAAAATAAGATGGCTTGCCGAGCTCGACGGGAAGATAGTAAAAGAACTGATAGACGCGAAAAGCGGGGAGAAATCAACGGCGTTTGAGGGCTATAATGAAGACACAGACACAAACACAGAACTGCTTGTGCCGGAGCCTTACAGCAACCTATATGTTCTTTGGCTTATGTCAAAAATTGACTTCTTCAACGCCGAATACGACCGATATAACAATTCGGCAATGGCTTTCAACGAGGCATACGAGGGCTACTGGGGATATTACAGCAGAACGCACGCGGCTCCGGCGGGCGGAATATTTGCGAGGTGAACCGATGAGACTGCCGATTCTTAACACGGTCAGCAAAAACAGGGAAATGATGAGCGCATTCGGAGGATATCATCATGACCTTGTTATAAGTGACAATGAATTTTATGACGAAGAGAATCTTTCGTCGGACAGCTATCCTGCGTTGACCCCGAGGGGACAGCGGAAAAAGATACGCGATTTTACGCGCCTTGACGGATTTTGCGTGAACAACGGCTTGTGCTGGGTAGATAACGGCAAGGTCTATTATAACGGCGATCAGGTCAGCGGTGATGTTGAGAAAAGCCGCAAGCAAATGCTGAGCATGGGCGCATATGTCCTTATTTGGCCGGATAAAAAGTATATAAACACCGAGAAAGTGAGCGAGGGTGTAGGCAGCCTTGAAAAAACCTTCACGACAACCGCAGCGGTGTCATTTACGCTGACACGAGTAACCGGTGAGGATTATAATCCGACGGTTTCGGCTGCGGCGCCGGAAGAGCCGGCAAACGGCGACAGCTGGCTCGATACCTCATCAAAGCCGCATACGCTCAAGATATATGCCGCTGCAACAAAGATGTGGAATGCGGTGGCGACGACATTCGTCAAGATATCTTCGGCCGGAATAGGCGAAGGATTCTCCGAATATGACGGAGTGACTATAAGCGGCTGCAAAGACGAACAGTTCAACACAAACATGATACTCTATGCCGTCAGCAAGGATTACATAATCGTGACCGGATTCATAGATGAAGTATCGAGTCAGCAGGAAGCGGTGACTGTAAAAAGAACCGTGCCGGACATGGATTTTGTGACCGAAAGCGAAAACCGCATCTGGGGATGTTCTTCCGACAAGCACGAGATATATTGCTGCAAGATAGGCGATCCGTTCAACTGGAATTGTTTTCTCGGGTTGGCGAGCGACAGTTACGCCGTGACGGTCGGAACGCACGGTAAGTTCACGGGCGCGTTTACGATGCGTGGGTATATCCTGTTTTTTAAGGAAGACTGCGTCCACAAGGTCTACGGCTCGAAGCCCTCAAATTTTCAGGTTACGAATGAGTCTATAAGGGGCGTTCAGAACGGCAGTGAACGGAGTCTCGCACTGTGCAACGAAACGCTATATTACAAAAGCCGCAACGGTATATGCGCCTATGACGGCGGAACACCGGTCAATGTTTCCGAGGCGTTCGGCGCAAACGCATACAGAAATGCCGTAGCGGGAGCAATCGACAACAAATATTATGTGTCGATGTCGGACGAGAAAGGCAAATACAGCCTGTTCACATACGATGAGCGCACAAAAATATGGCATAAGGAGAGCGGGCTGAAGATCGATGCTTTCGCGCCGCTGGACGGGGAATTGTATTTCACGGTTGGAAACAGCCTGTGGACGATGCACGGCACGACGCGATACAGTGTAACAGATCAGACATATGACGAAAAGCCGGTTGAATGGATGGCTGAAAGCGGACCTATTGGGGTGACAAGCCCCGATAATAAATATATTTCAAAGCTGCAGTTTCGCCTGAGCGTCGAACGCGGGGCGCAGTTCCGGGTGCAGATCCAATATGACTCTATGGGCGATTACGAGGAAGTGCTGAACATCGATGCTGTAAACAATCGCACAATCACTATTCCGATTATAGTCAGGCGCTGCGACCACATGAGAATCAGAATGCGGGGCAAGGGCAAGTTTATTTTATACAGCATTGCAAAGGTAACTGAACAAGGGAGTGAAATCTGATGCCGACGCTGAATCTGAATCTGCCGACGAATCTTGGCGGAGATCAGAAAACTCAAAGCTATCTCTATCAACTTAACGAACAGCTTCGGTATATCCTCAACAATCTTGACGGCGACAATTTTTCGCCGACATACTTAAAAACGGTGGAGCAGACTCGGGCAATGGCCGAGATAGCGAGCGACGCCGTGGATCAACTCGAAGCGGGTAGAAAGATTGATTATAACGAGCTCAACGATAAAATCATCGCGCAGGCGGAAGAGATAAATCAAACATTTCACACCGAGATAGAGCAGAACAATGACAACATAATGACAACGGTGCGCGAAGAGCTTAGCGCGAAGGCGTCAATTGCAGAGCTTAATGCAACACTCGAGTCCTATGTTACACAGACTTCAAGAGAATTTCAGCTGAATTTCGACCAGAATTATCTCTATACAACAGAGGTTAACGGCAGACTCGAAGAGTTTCAGAAGCTAATAAGAACATATTTCCGCTTCACGGCGGAGGGAATGGAGCTCGGCAAGGCGGACAGTCCGTTCAAATCTATGCTGACAAATGAAAAATTAAGCTTCACACAGAACGGAACGGAGATAGCATATATCTCTAACAGACAGCTGTATGTCACGGATGTTGAGGTGCTTAATAAGCTGAAGATCGGCCAATGGGAATTTGCGCCGAGAAGCAACGGGAATCTGAGCTTTATGTGGAGGAAATAATATGGCAATAACAACTATTAAACAGTATCCCAACACAATAACTGTCGGGGTCAGCAAGATCAACGGATACGGAAACCTGCTGGTGTCAATAGAAGACGCCGATGACGGAAACTCGTATACACACAAAATGTATTTTGTTTGTGGTGAATATAGTTATGAGAGTGGGTATTTTTCCACGAACAACAGCGTCATGACGGAATATGAATTTCCGTTGGAATGGGCAAATGCCATTACGAGCGGAAGCAGCAGAACCGGCACGCTGAAGATTGAAACATACAAGAAGTTAGGACTGATCCCGACGACGCTCGTTGAGACGAACACGAAGACTGTTACTTTTTCGGTTCCGGACGATGTGAAACCCACAATGCCGGAACTGACAATAGAGCGCATAGACGGCAGCGTTCCGACCGAATGGGGAATATATGTGCAGGACTATTCAAAATGCAGGATTACTGCCGCTGCGCAGGGGGCATACAGCTCAACGATAAAGAACTATCGGTTTGCCGTGAACGGTGCAGTTCTGTCAAATCAGACCGGCGGGGTTTATACCTACACTTGCTATCTGTCGGGTGAGCTGAACTTTACGGTCACGGCGACAGACAGCAGAGGCAGAACGGTCAGCCAGACGGCGAGCATATCGGTTGAAAAGTATGACAGTCCGATGATAAATGAGGTAACATGCTTCAGATGCACGCAGGACGGCACAGAAAACGACAAGGGCACATATGCGGCGGGAAAGGTGAATTATAGCTTTTCGGCGTTGTCAGGCGAGAATACAGCGGTTTGCAAAGCAAGCTACAAGACAGATACGATGGATGCCTGGTCTGATGAGACGGCGATGAGCAATGATGTGCAGGCGATCCTCTTTGACGGTCTCAGTGAGAATGTCTCGTATAAGATAAAATTCAAAGTTACCGATAGCCTTGCTTCCGCGGAATATATTTATGATCTCTCGACGAGCTTCGTGCTGATGGACTTCCTGTGCGGCGGCAAAGGAATAGCTTTCGGCAAGGTTGCGGAACTCGCCAACACGATGGATGTGAATTTTCTGCTGCTTTTGCGTAATGGGATGAAGGCAGGAAATCAGACTTTTCCGCTTGTTGATACCGGCTGGCAAACGTTGCCGTTGGCTGATGGTATAAGCACAGGAAATTTAGGTATAATTCCAAAATATCGTAGATTTGGCAATAGTGTGTATATCAGTGGTGATGTCAAGGGAATAACCAAGTCCAGAACAACGATAGGTACACTTCCAGAAGGAGTACGTCCTACAAGAGAAATGTATTGCCTTTGCCATGCCCCAGGTACTAACATTATTAACTGGATCGTTCAAGCTGACGGCCAGATAGTAATAGAATACTGTTACAAATTGTCTGACTCAAAATATAATTATGAAATAAATTCTTATACATTTAATATCAACTATTTAATTTGAGGAGGAAAAAGCAATGGCATATACAAGTAAAGACCTTGAGAAAGAAAAGAAACAGCAAAAACTGTCAAAAGACAAAATATCATATTATGCAACTCAGGGAGCTAATGCGGCGGCTCTGGCTGGCGGAGTGGCAAAGCAGGGCATCAATACCGCAAAGCAGATCGGCTCAGGAATTGGTGTTGCAAAAACGCTGCTTAACAAGCCAAAAGAATACGAGGCTTCTGACGAGGTTAAACAGGCGCAGGAAGCACTTAACACGCACTACAACTCTAAGCCCGGAGAATATCAGAGCAGCTATGCCGATCAAATACAGGGGCTGCTTAAAGATTATGAAAACACAAAAGATTTTCAGTATGACTTTAACGCCGATCCTCTTTATCAGCAGTACAAGGATCAGTATATGCAGCAGGGCAAAATGGCAATGATGGACACGATGGGGAACGCAGCGGCACTTACGGGAGGATATGGAAGTTCCTATGCTTCGACTGCCGGCAATCAAGCTTATCAGTCGAGCCTCAATGAGCTGAACAATGTTATTCCGTCGCTGTATGACCGGGCATATAGCAAATATCGTGACGACAAGAGCGATAAATTGCAGCATATGCAGGTTCTGCAGAACCTCGACGATTCAGACTATAAAAAATATCAGGACACGCTGAGCGACTACTATAACACACTCAATTATCTGCAGAGCCAGTCACAGTATCTCTCGGAAAGTGATTACAACCGTTACCTCAATCAGCTTGCGCAGTGGCAGTATGAGCTTGAATATTATACAGGACGCGCAGACGCCGCACAGCAGCAGTCGAATTGGCAGAGCGAGCAGAACCGCCAGTATATGCAGGACTATGTCAATCAGCGCAATTGGCAGAATCAGTTTGATTATCAGAAGGAGCAGGATGCGCTTGCGCAGAATAACTGGCAGCAGCAGTTCGACTACGGCAAGGAACAGGATGCCCTTGCACAGAGCAATTGGCAGAAACAGTTCGATTACGGCAAAGAGCAGGACGCCCTTGCACAGAATAACTGGCAGCAGCAGTTCGATTACGGCAAGCAGCAGGATGCGCTTGCACAGAGTAACTGGCAGAAACAGTTTGACTACGGCAAGCAGCAGGACGCACTTGCGCAGAGTAACTGGCAAAAGGAGTTCGAACATGAGAAATATATGGATTCGCTCAAGGCTCAGAGCTATTCCTCTTCTTCATCTTCGTCTTATGGCGGGAGCGGGTCAAGCGGGACAAGCGGGTCGTCAAGTGGAAAACAGACCGCAACAAAATCAAAGGCTGCCAGTGAATTTATAGGTGCACAGCCGACTCGATATGAGTTCGCATCGAGACCTGCATTGAAGAATCAATACGGCAGCTACGAGAACTACATAAAGACGAAGATGAGTCAGAATAAGAATCTGACCGATGAGGATATAACAATACTCAGTCAGCATTACGGAATTTACTAAATTAAGTAACGGAGGAAATCATGGAAACGATTGATGAGAGAATAAAGCGTGCAAATTCAAAATACAAAGTCGAGGAAACCATTGACGAGAGAATAGAGCGCGTCAACAGAGAATATGAGTGGGATTCTCGCGACAGAGAAATGCATGACTGGCTCGAATCATCGAGCCGCACTGCTCGAAACGCAAACAGCAGATTGCAAAACAGTTCATATGCGAATTGGAAACGCGACAGCGAAAGAACACAGGCGGCGGTAAATTCTGATCTTGAAAGAGCAGACAGGATAAAATCATATCTCGAATCGCAGCGCGAACAGCTCGGAGAAGAGCGTTACAATACTTTTATGTCGAGATATGCAGAATATAAAAATGCTCTGCAGCAGACCTCTCATAATCTTGCAAACGAGTCGGCATATTACTCCGATACGCGTAATTCCGGCGTTATGGACACCATGACCGAGGATGATATGAAAGGACGTCTTGACGATATCAAGACGGAGAAAAAGGATAACCGAGGTGTTTCGCTTGCAAACAGAATCCGAGCAATGCTCAGCGCGGTTCAGGGCAACAAGGACGGATTTGAAAAGTTTTCTGAGGATGCAAGAGATGCGAAAACGAAATCGAACAACCTAAAGAGCGAATCTGCGGCACTGGAGGCGGAAATCTACAACAGAGATATTGAGGAAAAGCTCAGTCAATTCGATGAGGATACCATAAAGCAGATACAGTCTGTTCCGGAGCTCAAGGATAGAATAGAGGTTGAAAAATCGGTCGGGACGCAGGTCAACGACAACAAGGTGTATGAATACAATCAGCAGCTCAAGGAGATAGAGGACAAAATACGCGCAAAGGGACTCAATCCCGACGAGCTTGAAAAATACTTTCAGTATGAATACAACAGCCGAAAGAACGCGCAGACGCAGGAGCTTATGCACGATTTCGCCGGCGACAACGAGACATTGGCGAGTGCTCTTAGTGTACCGATAAATCTGACGAGCAGCGGGAAGGGATATCTCGACGCTGCCGGTCAGCATATTCAAAACAAGCTGACGGGCAGTTATGCGCCGATAGACTATAATACCAATGCGGGTATAGCGAGTCAGCTGAGTGACACAATGCGCAACGCAGTTATGGAAAATCATGACTGGAATGTTGGCGGCGAAGATGCGTTTGACTTCCTTTATGGCACGGGAATGTCCGCGCTTGATTCAGCTGCTTCTGCCGCCGCCGGCAATCTTGTGGGCGGCTCGCTTGCAAATCTCGGTTCGGGGATAAAGACAGCAAGCAAAGTAGCCGAGGCAGTCGGCGGAGGAATACTCGGTCTTTCTGCTGCAAACTCAACAATGCGTGATATAAAAGCTCGCGGCGGCAACGACGACCAAGCGGTTATCGGCGGAGCTGTTTCCGGCATATTCGAAGGACTGTTCGAGAAGGTCTCCTTAGGCAATTTCAACAAGCTCAAAGAGGTTGACCCCCGGAGTATGAAAGATGTTGCGATGAACATACTCAAATCAACCGGGGTAAACTTTTCGGAAGAAGCCGCGACGGAAATAGCAAACATAGCCTATGATACCATAGCAAACGGCGATATTTCCAATTATAAGCTCATGATAGCTGCATATGAGAAACAGGGATTAAGCGAGGCGGAAGCAAAGAAAAAGGTTGCCGGAGATCTCGCGCTGCAGGTCGTTGAGGCAGGAGCGGGCGGAGCGCTTATGGGCGCCGGATTCGGCGTTGTGGGTTCCGGGCTCGGGTACCTCAACCACAGAAGCCAGGGTACGAACATCACTGAAAAAACGGTTTCGGGTTTTGCAGGCGGAGAGCAGACGCAGATTGCACAGCGGCTTGAAAGCCTCGGCGAGAACACGCAGGACGCTGTCAAACTGTCCGCAGTGGTGCAGAAACAGGCGGATGGAGATAGACTTACCCGCGCAGAAAAGAAGCTCTTAAAGGGCTCTCAGAACGCTCAGAACATAGCTGCTGAGATAAAAAACAGCACATCAGATGCCGTGGAAGACTCTCAGATGTCGTTAAAGAAGGACATAGAGACAATAAAGCAGGAATATAAAAAGGCGGTAAATCCGAAGATTGTTGACTTTGTAAATAAAGTCAGAAACTTTAAAAATAAGGAAGCCGCCAATAAGGTGCATATAGATCTTAAAGGTGTTACGGAGCGCGAAGTCCATGACATAAAAAAACTCACCGGTATAGATACCAGTGAGTATAAGCGCAGTATGGACGGAAATGCCATAGAGCATATTGAAAAAAATCATGGAAAAAATGGAATTTCGGACCATTCAATGTCTGATGTCGAAGATATTGCGCGAATAGAGTATGTTCTCGACAATTATGATAATATCGAGAAGGGGACAGCCAACAAGGTATATAACAAATATATGAATTCGGATAATACACCGGCTTCAAAGGTGGTATATTCAAAGCGTGTAAACGGAAATTATTATGTGGTTGAAGCTGTACCAGATTCTAAATCCAAGACGCTCCATATTATCAGTGCTTATAAAGAAAAAGCAGAAGGGGTCTCGCAAGTGCTGAACATGTCCGAAGACCCGCAGCTTACGTCCCAGACGCCCCATGCGTTCGCCCCTTCCGATAACAATATATCACAAAAGAAAAGTTATGTCAACGCTGTCCCAGCAACGATTGATGGACAGAGCGTAACAATCAACGGCATAGACCGCATTGAAAACGACGGAAACCGGGCGCAGATGTATGTCAGAACGCAGGACGGGGACAGCGTTGCGCTGAGCGATGTGCGGTTTGACAGCCGCGAGACCGAAGCTCTTTACAATGTCGCACAGGGCTTTGACAGCACCGACACGGCACGGGCCTTTATTTCAGGATATAAGCAGGGCGATTCGGCAAGCGAATATATGAATGCGTTTCTTGACTTCCGCCGCGCCGGTCAGCTCGGGCAGGACTTCGACAGCGTTTTGCAGTCGAATGCAAATAAATACGCAGGGCTTGAAGAAAGTCAGCTCAGACAGGCGTATTATGCCGGAGTTAATGAAAAAAATAATGCGCCGAAGCATTACAGCGCGAAAGAGGAAAAGAGGGCAGAAAAGAACGGAGGTCTGCTGAGAAACTATACAAAGAAGCTCAACTCGGAGCAGGCGGGTTCGGTATATGTCCTTGAGGCTCTTGCAAAAAAATACGGCTTTGTCGTTGAAGTGTGCGATACGCTTGCAGACGGAATGGCGAACGGTGAGTACGATCCCAAGACCGGCAGAATAAAAATCGCGCTCGACGCGGAGGAAAACGCATATCTCAGAACCGCCGGACATGAACTGTATCATTATATCGAGGACTGGAACTCAACGGCCGCAGGCGAGCTGCGCGAATATGTCATAGGCAAGCTCAAAGAAAGCGAAAACTATGACTATGAGGGCAGAGTAAAAGAACTGCAGAAGCTTTACGAAGGTTTCGGAAAAGCGGACATAGAGGCGGAAATCGTTGCCGAGAGCATGTTCGATGTATTCGACGAGAAAACTATCAGAGAGCTTGTTAATGAGAACAGACCTCTTGCCGTGAAAATCCAGAGCTGGATAAGGGGCTTCCTGGAAAGCATAGAAAAAGCCCTGACTGCTCTCGGACTGAAAAGCCCAGAGGTCAGAGCGCTTGAAGGGGATACGGAGGCGCTGGAAAAAATCAGCGGCATGTTCAAATCAGCTCTTGAGGGCGCAAAGGAAAATAAGAGCGAAAAAAAACCGAAATCGGATGATGTGAAATACAGCATAAATCCGGAGTTCGCACGCCGTTATGACGAGTGGGACAAAAAGAAAACCGGAGGATATTTCTTCCTTGGTACCACTTCAAAACCATTGCAAAGCATCGGAATAAATCCAGCTAAAATATACTGGGATAAGGAAAAAATAAGGAAGATAAAGCGAGATCATCCGACAATTACCGATAATATAATAAAGCAAATCCCGAATCTGCTTGAAAATCCGGTTATGGTGACTCAGTCCTTAACAGTAACCAACCGCGTTGTTATTTTCGGCGAATTGTATGACCAAAGTGGACATCCGGTCATGGCGGCATTGGAGCTAAAACCAAAAGGCGATATACAGAACTTTGTAAAGGTTGCGAGTGCTTATCCGAAGAATTCCCTGCAAAATCTTATAAATACAAGCGATATACTTTACATTGACCCAAACAGAAAAAGAGCCGATACTTGGTTTCAGACCTTAAGGCTCCAATTGCCGGTGGGCGTAACCAAGTATGGCTCTATCGGTATGGTAACATATGTTGAGAAAGATGTCAACGGTAAAATCAGCTTTGGTGATAAAAAATCTGAAAAAACCGCTATGCAGATTGCTTTTGAAAAAGCTCAACAAAATGCTACCAGTAAAAGTATATCCGAAAAAGTTAAAGATGATACTAAGTTTTCGCTCAAAGATACTGCAAATGAGTCGGATTCTCAGACGAAAAGCAAGGCTTTTAAAGAATGGTTCGGAGATTGGGAAAACGATCCTGAGAATGCGAGCAAAGTCGTCAATGAGGATGGGACACCCAAAGTTGTATATCACGGAACTGGTAGCGATTTTAATATCTTCGATAAATCACAGCAAGGGAAAAACTATTATCAGGGCAAAGGCGGATTTTTCTTCACCACAAACAAGAGAAGCGCTGAGAATTATGGGATAATTAGTAGTGAAGATAAAAACGGGCGAGTTGTTGAGGCGTATCTTTCAATTCAAAAACCATATGAAGTTACATCTTATGGCGATTATGTCCAAGCTCCAGCGGAAATGTATGATGATCATCGAGAAGAATATCTAAGCGAAGCAGAAATTCAAGAATGCGACGGGATTATAGTGCATGGTGAATTATCAACAATGTATGTTGTGTTTGAACCTTCTCAGATCAAATCCGCAACAGACAATATCGGTCTTTTTGATAAAAAGAATCCTGATATTCGTTATTCTCTCAAGAGCACTTCTTCCATAGAGGAACAGAACAAGAAGCTCATGCAGGAGAACAAAGCTCTGCGCGAATACAAGCGAGAACTCGAGTGGCGTCTCGGAATAAACAAAAAAGAGCTTGATGAGCGGGCAATACGCAGGCTTTCGAAAAAAGTGCTCAAGGAATACAGCAGCAAGTATAATGCCGAAACGCTGACGCAAAACCTCAAAAATATCTTTGAAGCACTTGCCAATATGGACGACGGCATAACTTATGATGAAGTTATCGCGAGGACTGCGGAGGTTGCCAAGGCGGTGCTTGAAGAGAGCGCAGTGCTGAATACAGATATGTCCGAACAGTACAGTGCGCTGCGTGAATATGCCAAGGGCACGAAAATAAAACTCAGCGAGCAGCAGAAAAAAGAGATTGCCTACTATTACGGGAGCTATGATAAGTTCAGAAGGAAGAACTTCGGAAAGATAAGGCTTTCCGAGGAAGGCAGTACGCTTGATTCTCTTTGGGGCGAGATGTCCGAACTTTGGCCGGAGTTCTTTGAACCGGATACGCACGAGCTTGAGCAGGTGCAGACGCTCGTAAATGCACTCGAAACCATAAAACCGTTCTATGAAAATCCGTTCTACGACGGTTCTTTCGACATGGATATAGACACGGCGAGCTATGACCTTGCAATGCGCCTGTATGAAGAGTATTACGACATTCCGGAGCTCAAGACGCTGCGGCAGAAGATCGAGAAAGAATACCGCGACAGATACGACAAGCGCGTTGAAAAAATCAAGGAACAGGAAGCTGCTAAGCGACATAAGCTTTCTGAGGAACTCATAAAGCAAAAGGCGCTCTATGAACAACGCACATTCGAGGATCGCCGCGAATGGCTGCGTAAAGATGCTATGGCAAAGAGCAAACGGAGCATTGAGAGAACTGCGAAGACTCTTAACAGGTTCCTGCAGAATCCGAACAAGACTCAGCATGTGCCGGAAGCTCTGCGTTCGGCTCTCGGAGAGTTCCTGGTATCTCTTGATGTCTACGGGAACAGTCAGTCAAAAGATGCGTTTGAGTGGCGCAAATCAATGTCGGAGCTGCAGGGAGAATTGCGCAAAATGCAGCAGGGAAATGACCCTCAGTATCAGCAGTTCCTGGCAGACCTCGACCCGGATCTTATGCCGATGATGACAACGCTGCTTGAAGTGTATAAGGGCAGTTCCATAAAGGATATGGATGCGCAGGGGCTTGCCGAGCTTGAAACTGTTATGCAGCAGATAAAGGGCGGAATAACGAGAGCCAACGAATTGCTTGCAAACAGCCGATATGGAACGGTTCAGGCAATTGCCGACGCGAGCGTGCATGAGATGGACAGCCGCAAGAGCTTCAAGGACAAGGTAAAGGTTGGGTATAAGCAGCTGAATGTAAATATGCTTGACTCGTTCAGCTTTTTCCATCAGCTCGGACCGGCAGCAGAGACTGTTTTCAAATCCATTCGTTCCGGTTTCGATGAGCGGGTGGAAATGATAGACAATGCGAATGAGTTCATGCGGTCGATTGTCAGCCAGAAGGAAATACAGGACTGGGAGCACTCGAAGCAGACCTTTAAGGTCGAAGACGGAGAACTGACATTGACGGTCTCGCAGATGATGGAACTGTATAACCTCTCCAAACGAGAGCAGGCGCGGGATCATCTTCTTCTCGGCGGAATCCGTCCTCTGGACACTTCAAGGCAAGAGGCGAAAATGCGAATCAAGGAGCAGTTCGGTAAGGGCGAAGAAACATACGCTAAGGCTGTGCAGGTGACAGTGGAAGACCTTGGAAAGATAATCGACTCTCTGACTCCGAAGCAGAAGCAGGTTGCAGAGAAAATGCAGGGCTTTTTGAGCGGAAATGTTGCTGATTGGGGCAACAAAGCGTCAATGACACTATACGGCTACAGAAAGTTTACCGAAGAGCATTACTGGCCGATACAGGTCAACAAAAACTCCGTGCGGACGATGAACGCGGAGGACGGGGCGGTTCAGACTCAGAGCAATTTCTATAAGCTTGTCAACATCGGCGCGACAAAGAGCGTCCAGCGAAATGCAAGTAACGGACTGTTTATTAAGGGTGCTTTCGATACCTTTACAAAGCACATCACCGAAATGAGCGCATATTCGGCATATGCGGTGCCGGTAACCGACGCGATGAAATGGTATAATGCCCTGAGCTTCGAGGAAAAGGACGATGGATATATAGCCATATCCGGCACAAAACAGTCTATTGAACGAGCTTTCGGCAATGACGGAAAGGCATATTTTGAAAAGTTTATACTGGATCTTAACGGCAGCTCGGACAGCAAAAATGCAGGTGGAGCGGGTGAGGAAGCACTGATACGCAACTTTAAGGTCGCCGCCGTCGGAGCAAATATGCGAGTTGCTATCCAACAGCCTACGGCATATCTCAGAGCAGCGGCAGTAATGAACCCGAAATATTTGCTCAAAGGGCTTTTGTCAAAGCCGGCAAGTAAAGAAGCAATAGACAATTGTCCGATTGCAAAATGGAAAAGCTGGGGATTCTATGAGACGAGTATGGGCATAACGATGAAGCAGCTTATAACTGGACAGCAGACGGTCGTCGATAAGATCCGCGAAAAGTCTATGTGGTTGGCCGGAGTTGGTGATGAGCTGACATGGGGAACGCTGTGGAATGCGTGCAAGGCGGAAGTCAAGGATAAAACCGACCTTAAAGAGGGAACTGCAGAGTTCACGCAGGCAGTCTCAGACAGGCTCAGCGAGGTGGTTGATAAAACCCAGGTCGTTGATTCGCTTCTGCATCGAAGCCAGTTTATGCGCAGTACGAGCTCTTTCTCAAAAATACTCAGTGCCTTTAAGGCCGAGCCGACGAAGTCGTACAACATGCTCCGCAATGCATTGGTTGATTATAACAATGCTGATCCCGGCAGTAAAAAGGCAAAGGCGAAGAATATAGCGCGTATTGCCGCGGTACATATCGCGACAAGCATCTTGACTGCCGGAATAGCGTCGATAGCAGATGCGTTCCGCAACGATGATGATGAGAAGAAATGGCTTGAGCTTTATCTTGAAGCATTCGGAGGCAACACGCTTGACGGAATCAATCCGTTTTCAGCCGTGCCGTATGTCGGAGATATTCTCTCAATCTTGTCCGGATATTCTGTGAGTCGCATGGATATCGAGGGTATTGAAGAACTAATTCAGTCCTGCGAATCGTGGCAGAAAGTATTCAGCGGCGAGAAGAAAAATCCGGATATCTGGAAGCTGATGATGAGCAGTGCAAAGGGATTTTCAAAGGTCAGCGGTCTGCCGATAGCGAACACGATGCGCACTTTTGAAAGCTTGTATAATTTCTTCTCGTCCGACAATCTCGGTAAGGAAGCAGCTTCTACGGAATATCGTCGCCTGTATAAATCCATAAGCGAAGGGAAATATCAGGAGACATATGACAAGCTCATCAAAAAAGGCTATACTCCGCAACAGCTTGAAAACGGCGTGAAGAACAATCTGATAAAATCCGAACCTCGAATCGCGCAGGCTGCACAGGCGCGCGAAAGAGGAAACATCTCAGAATATAAAAAAATATATGAAGAGCTGGTTTCTGAAGGATATCCTCCGAATGCGGTCATAAAAGCCATAAATAACTATATGACAATGCAGAAAGCCGCGGCACAAGCGAAAAGCAACGGAGACGACAGCGCACTCAGCGGCAAGCTCGAAGCTTTGCTCGAGAGCGGGTACGATGAAGATGAAGTGAACAGGATGATAGATGAGATTGCTGCAGAGCTTGATCCCGAAGCAGAACAGAAGGCGGCCGAGGAGAAAAAACTTTATGAGTATAAGGATTTGCGGAAGGCAATAGAGAACAACGATCTCGAGTCGGCTCAAGAAGTTATTGACTATCTGCGAAGTAGCGGAAAAGAAGACAAAACAATTAAGCAGGCTTTGTCCAGCGAGATGAAAAAAAGATATCAGGAGATGTATGAAAACAACGACGAGGAGGGTATGCGAAAAATGCGTCAGTTACTTTATGAGCTGAACATAGGATATGATTACGAGGATATCAAGCGTTGGATACAAGATTTGTCAAAATGACAGCGAGGCGGGGAGAAATACTCTCCGCCTTTTGCTATACTTAAATCAGAGGTGAACCGAATGGAACGTGTAGAGCACAGAATAAAGCTGAATCTTATGAAAGCCGGCTTGCAGGGTCAGGTAATTGTGAAAAAGGCTGACTCTGACAGTCGAAAAATAAATATATACCTATCGTCGGCCGCAGGTCCATTCGACATGAGCGATATCGCATCGGCAATTCTGCGAGCGGAAAAGCCGGACGGTAAGGTAATGTTCAACAGCTGTACTGTGTGCGAGGATAGGCTGGAATATATTATCACAACTCAGACGATAGCTGCGACGGGGACGGTGACGTGTGAAATTACTTTAACGAGCAAATCGGGGCAGGTTCTTGTAACACCGCGCTTCGAGATTATAGTTGCAGATATTATCTACTCTGATTCTGAGATTGAATCAACAAATGAATACACAGCGCTGGAAGAAGCTATAAAAAAGGCATCCACGCTGAAAGACGGAACGACATTTACACCCAGCGTCAGCGACGAAGGGGTGCTTTCATGGACGAACGCGGACGGCAAGGACAATCCCGCGGTGGTTAATATAAAGGGACCGAAGGGTGATTCGGGAGCAAAGGGCGACAAAGGCGACAAAGGAGACACCGGCGCAACTCCCGACATCCAGATCGGCACAGTGGAGACCCTGCCCGCCGAAAGTCCGGCTACGGCATCTATAGGCGGTACGCCCGAAAATCCAATTCTTAATCTGGGCATTCCCCAGGGCAAGGACGGCGGCGGAATCAATGTTACCGGCGCAACGGTAGGCCAGACCGTCAGGATCGCCGCCGTTGATGACAACGGTGTGCCAACCGCATGGGAAGCGGTAGATTCGGAGGAAAAGTGGGAATTGATTGAATCATATGATGCAATCACCGATCCGGTCACGAAAGCCGTTTTCTCCCATGAAAACATGAAAAATTATAAAAAGCTGTATTGTGTGTTTGGTAAAATATCAAACCCTAATAAGGCGTCGTGTTATATGACCATTAATAATGCAGTATCAGATTGGGATTTTCTGTATAATAACTCAGCAGAAGTTTTTTCTATGGCGTGCTTTATTTCGCCTGATCCGCCCGGAAGAAGTGTATATATATCCGGAATATATACAAATAGTATACTTGGATTTTACCCGGTAGCTGAACAACCTTTTGCACGGGGTCAAATGAGCACGAGAACAGCTTTCCCAATAGAAAAGGTTGTGTTTTATTCTAAGGGATCTACAGGGATCACTTATGAGTATGTGAAAATTTATGGGGTGAAATCATGAGAATATGCGAAAACGGAATTGTCCGTGACATGACCGAAGAAGAAGTCGCGGAGATCAATGCTGCACCGGTCATACCTATTGTCTATGATGAGCAGACTGCTACCCTGAACGCCGTCCGTATGCTGATAGCTGGAAAAACTCCCAAAACAGACAGCGAAAAAATCACGGTTGCGGCACTGTACGACTACTGGAAAGCGGGCAATCATTCGGTCGGAGATATCTATAACGCAGATGGTCAGACATGGGAATGTTATCAGGCATACGATAATGCGGTATACCCAGATATAAAGCCCGGAAATGCGGCATGGTACACGTTTAACAGGCCGCTTCATGGTACTTCACCCGAAACAGCGCGTCCGTTCGTTCACCCGACAGGTGCGCATGACATCTATAAGGCGGGCGAATACATGATATATACCAACGGCAAAATGCATTTGTGCAAACAAGATACTTCCTACAGCCCCGAAGACTACGCGGCGGCATGGGAAAAAATATCATAAAACAGGAGGTATAAACATGAAAATCTGTATATCAATAGGACACGGCAAATCAGCGCGCGGCGGCTATGACAGCGGCGCACTCGGCGGAAACTATCAGGAGTTTAAAATCGGTCGAGAGATAGGCAAGTACATAGGCGAGATTTTTAAAGGCTACGACTGCACAGCTGATGTCATAAACTATGACGCGACGCTTTATCTCACGGAGCGAATAGCCCATGTCAACAAGCACGGCTATGACCTTGCAATGGAGATACACCTCAACGCTTCAGGCGGCACAGGCTCGGAGGTTTATTACAAGCACAAGAGCACGACAGGCAAAAAACTTGCCGGAGCAATTAGCAAGAGCATTGCCAACACTTTCGGCATCCGAGACAGAGGAGCCAAGGTCAAAATCAATCCTGCAAACGGCACGGACTATTTTGGATTTGTCCGCTCCTGCAAGTGCGAATCTCTGCTGATAGAGACCGTATTTATTGACACGGCAAGCGACCGCAAGCACGTTGAGACCGCCGCAGGGCAGAGACAGTGTGCAGAGGCGATAGTTTCCGCCATTGCCAATTTTTACGGCATAAAGAAAAAGACCGCTCCGGCAGTCAAGCCGAGCGAGGATAAACCTACAACCGTCAGAGCGGGCGATATCGTCAAGATAAAGGGCAGCAAGTACGCCACCGGGCAGAAGATTCCGGTGTGGGTCAAGCTTAAAAAGCACACGGTCAAATCGGTCAACGGCGAAAAGGCACTGCTCAAGGAGATAAACAGCTGGGTCTATACCGCCGACCTTACTGTTTTGCAGTCGTCTGCAAAGATAACCGTCGGCAGCAAGGTCAAAATAAAGCCCGGCGCGACCTACGGCGGACTGACGGCGGCACGAGGCTCGATAGTACCAAACACTCAGCTGACAAGGACTCACACCGTCGGCAAAATACAGACAAACGGCGGAGTCCGGGAAGCACTTCTGACGGACATCGCGAGCTGGGTTGCCGTCAAATATTTGGAGGTAGTCGGATGACCGTGGGAGAAATCGCCGCGATATGCGGCATACCGTCGGCGTTGACAGTCGGCATCGTCGGTTTTTTGTTTTGGCTTTTAGAACACAGAATCGCCAAAAAAGAGGCGGAACGGGTAGCACAGGAAGAAAAGCTCGCCGCCGCCCGAGAAAAGCAGGAGCGAAAGCTTGAGCGCGAACGACAGAATCGCGACGAGAACCGCCGAGAGTTTGAAAAAAATCTGCTCGCGACCTCGAACGCAGCCCTCGCCCTGGGCGAAGCGACCGCCCGCGCCGTACAACGCATACCGGACGCGCACTGCAACGGCGACATGCACGCGGCACTTAATTACGCCGCAAAAATAAAGCACGAACAGCGAGATTTTCTCACTGCGCAGGGCATAGACAACATATTTTAGGAGGCTATCAAAATGGCAAAAATCAAAGACATACTCGCAAACATCGGCAACGTCAAGGTCGGTACATGGGTGCGCGGCATCCTGCTGATTATCTCGCTCGTCAACATGGCGCTTTCTGCAGCCGGCAAAGCTCCGATTCCCGCTGACTATAACGAGCTTTACACTATCGTCAGCGTTATCTTCTCGGTGCTCGTCGGAATCTCGGCATATTGGAAAAACAACAGCTTCACCGAAGCGGCACAGACCGCGGACAAGTATCTGCACGAGCAGGGTTCGGCGATTGAAGACCCGGGCACGGACGAGGAGGCAGAGTGATGATAACGGCAATCCTTTACAATTTGCTAAATAAGGTTGGGCTTTATGCTGTGGGTATTATCGTGCTTGTGCTCAAAATTTTTGGCATGATTTAAACTTAACTTGCGGGTAACTTGCGGGTAACTTGCGTGCGTTTTGCGTGCGTTTTGCGTGCGTTTTGAGACCGACTTGCTCACAACTTAGTCATAACTTAGAACTAAAAAATGACCGGGCAGGGGATTTTCCTCTGCCCGGTTTTTTGCTTTATAAAGTACGCAGCCCTCGGTCTGATAGCCGAGAGCCACAAGAAATAGGGAATAGAGCCGGAGGCTCTTTATTGCATTATAGCACAATTCTTTGCAATTGCAAGTGTAAAATATAAAAATTTGTTACATAAGACACTATAACGGTTGGGAACAAATTGTGAACAAAAATTCTGAAAAGCTTATGAAATACAACTGATCTGAGATGAAAACATTGCATGGCATTCAAGAGGTCAGCGGTTCGATCCCGCTTATCTCCACCAAAAGTCCTAAAATCTTTCGATTTTAGGACTTTTTTAGGCCGATAAAAAAACCACTTGCTATGCAAGTGGAATGTGCGGACTTTAGTGTCAGGTATTGAAAAAATATCCCCATTCTGTAAAAAAAGAATGAGGCGAGCAACCCGCATACAAACAGATCGGGGTACATTAAATGCAAAAT